AGAATCAGCGTTCTATAATCGAAATTCAAGCGCAGGCGCAGGAGCGGTACCAGCAGTTGACGACCGCACAGAATCAGGTCACAAAATTACATTTAAGGGCTACAAATACGGATACAGCATTTTTGACATACAATTTCAAGGCAACAGGATTGTGGCTGCTGAAGTGATTCAGCCAGTTACCGCAGACGCTAATATCACGGAGTCAAACAAAGCAACGGTCGATGCTTATACAGAGATTGATACGTCTGCTAAATTTTACGATCGAGCATCTTCTTATTTAGAAGATAATTTAGGGACTTACCTTGATTTTATTGTCACTAGATCGGGTGATCAGATAGAACTCTCGAACAAAACACTTGTAATAGACGCTACTGCTAGTTCAGTGTTCGCTTACTCCGATCCTCAAGTAACAATTAAAGCCTCAACGTATACAGGAGATGCTACAGCTACAACTGGATCTGTAACAACCTTAAATGGCTCTCTTTTATCGGGAGGTACTTTTGACTGTGACGTAAATTACCAGAGTGGAGCAGGGACAACACTAACTAATGTTAATGTGAATGGTGTTTTAGACTTTGATACAGCAGGAACTTATACACTTGATGGGTGTACAATAACTGAAGTAACAAACTCAAGTGGTGGAGCTATTACGTTAAGTTTAACTAACGGAGCTACAGTAACTACCAACACAGGGCCAAATATTACTTTACAGCAGTCAGTTAATATAACTGCCCCTAGCATTATAGATGGTTCAAGAGTCCAAATATATAACGTAACAAAGTCAGTTGAAATAGATAATAGTGTAGTGAGTGGCGGATCAGGATACTCAACATCTGTTAATTTGCTAAGTGCATCTGTTGATTACGGTGACACTATTAGACTACGTGCCACGTATACATCAGGCACGAGCGCAAAAAGTGAAGCGTTAGCAACTGGAATACTAGGCACTAATGGCTTATCTTTCTTGACTACTCAAGACGACGACACAGCTTATAATACTTTAGCCTTAGATGGTTCTACAATTACTAAATTCACCGCAGATTATGTCAATGACAAAGTAGATATTTCAATAGCTAGTGATTTTACATTGGCAGAGTTTTACGCTTGGTGGGTATATAACACAACTACAAGTCAAGGGATATCTGATTTTTTTGGCGGTGTAACGGCAGTGGATGAAGCAAATTTTAAAATCAATAACACTGTTGTAAGTATCTATTTAGATAATGCAACCGCTACTAATATTTCACAAACTGACAATCGTAGAGTATATAGAGCAGATGGAGCACGCCCTGTAGTGAGTTCTACCAGCGGCGGTGGAGGTATAGATGTTGAGTGGAGATCTCCAGTAACTATCGCAGCAAGCGAGTCTATACAATCTAATTTAACTGATATACTAGACGATACAGACGAGCTACAGCAAAACCAAGGAGATTGGCTAACGGCTACAGGCTTTAGTACTTTCGACCCTGCATCCGATCAAGTAATAGTTGCTACCAATAACGATAAGACTGACTACGCTTTATTAGATGCCGATAAGGATGTAATTGTGGATAAAGTATGGGACGAGCCTTTGACAGGCGCAACTCACAACGACCCGACAAGCGCAGGGCGAAGATTAAGACAAGCCAGTGCATGGCTATCCGCAGAAGGTCAGGCTATTGGAACGCCGACAACTACAAGTATACAGACAGACCTTACACAAACGACATCGAGTTTTTACGCTGATCAAACATTTGTATTCACTTCAGGTACATTAGCAGGTCAAGCGCGATTAGTTACTTCTTATGATGGTACGACAAAAACATTTACATTCGATGAGCCTTGGACATTAACACCAAGTGTTACTGATGAGTTTGCTGTGTTTGCTGATCACGTTCACCCGATAAGCCAGATTCAGGCAGGGCTAGCAATTGAGACTAAGCAAGACGCTGTTCAATCTAGTATTGATAACTTAAATAACTTTGATCCTGTAAATGATATAGTTGCAAATGTAACTACAGTACAGACTACGGTTACAAACTCAGATATGAGAGGAACTGACGGAGTTCCGACAAATCCGTTATTGATAAATGACGCGCGATTAAATAATTTAGACGCGGCTATATCGAGTAGGTCGACGTTAACCGCCGCTCAAGTAGACACAGAGATAACCGCAAATCATGGCTCAGGTTCTTATTTGACAGGCTCAGGCGGGGATAGTGCCTCTGTGATTTATGATTATTTTACAGCCTCAAACCGTGAAGATGAATTCAAGGCTGATTTGTCAGATGTGGCAACAAGAGATAATCAAAATGTAATTAATGAGAATGTGAAGAAGTCGAGTTTAATTATTCCAGCAAGTGAAAATTTGCCCGATGCTTAATGTCTCATAGTTCTATTAAACTGGATCTTTTTATTATGTGAGTTATTTGATAGCGCGCATAGTATCCAGATCGGCAGCCAGATTAAGCCAGTGAGTACAGTTAGGATTAAATGCATAAAGTGCCAAGTAGTCTTAAATTTCATGATATAACCTTTTTATTATATCTTACCACTTAGGCTTAGGTTTTGGCTATTATAGATATGAACTCAGTTTATAACGAGATAACATGAAGATCTGAAAACAAAAAAGAAAAGAAGAAGAAAAATCCGATAAAAAGAAAAACGTAAAGAAAAAAGCCGTGTCGTAGTACTTACCGCGAAAAGATAGGCTATTCAAATCGATTTTTTACGATTGATCAAAAAAGACATGTAGATATGTCCTAACTGATCATATATGACAAATAGATATTACTTTATTGTAATTTTCAGAATATATTGAAAATATAAATAATAATGATAATAATATATAAACATAACTTATAAGTGACTATAAATGCCAGTTTCAAAATCGACTGACCGTTATTGGAATGATGAAACCTTAGATTTAGATCCTAAGCGGGTTTTGTCTGCGTTTCAGTCTGCGAATAATGGCTACACAAAAAGACAATCCCGTATTGCCAACGAGTTAATACAAAAAGATCCTTCTATTTCTCAATCCTGGGGCGTTCGGGTTGCTGCTATATCTTCTGCAAAATGGGAGATAGTAGGCGCTAATTCAGAGCATGTTGAATGGATCAGGAAATCACTTACTAAAATCCAGCCGTCTACACAATCAGGATTAGATTCTTTTTACAATTTATTAGAGTATCTACAATCGGCAGTAATGCAGGGTTTTGCTTTATCTTCTATAGAATGGGAAGAAGGTAGAAGCGCGATAAGAGGCTTTAAGACATACGCTCAATCATTATTTAGTTATCAAGATTCTGATTTACCTTATTTCGTTGGACAAAACCAAATCGGCCAAGAGTCAGATAATAAAGTATTCCCAAGGTATCCAGAGTGGATATATCACACTGCGAGCGGATCAAGACAAACTGAACCTTTACGCGCTGGATTAGTTAGGCCACTCGCATATTTATATTGTTTCGCGCGAACTGTGACAATTGAATATCTTAGGGGTTTGGAAAAATACGGCTTGCCAACGCCAGCGATTAGCATTGATTCAACAATGTATGACGATGCTAATGAAGAGAAACAGGCGTTAAAGGACTTCTGGGAGTCGATGACATATGACGGCTTCATTTTATATGACAAAGATAAGATGGAAGTTGATTTTCCAACAGCCGGAACTTTCAACGCTGAAGACTTTAAAGCCTTTTTAGATAGAAATGAAAAGCAGATATTCAGATTAATTTTAGGTCAAGACTCTACATCAAGCGCGGATAACTCAAACCGTTCTACCGCTCAAGTTCATAATTTAATTCGTGGTGATATTCTCGCGAGTGATGCAAGAGCTATTGAGGAGACAGTAAACAATCAAATCATAAAGCCTTTATTTGAGGCGCAATACGGTCCAGAAGAAGATCGGCCAGTATTCAGATTTAGATTGAAGAGTACTTCAGAGCTTAAAGAGATGGCAGATATTGTTAAGACTTTAAGTGAGGCGGGATACGAGATAAGCGAAGAAGATTTAAACAGTCGTTTCGGTATGCGCGTAATTAAAAGAGAGACAGAGATTGTCGATTCAAGTGATACTGATAACGGGGACGCCGAAGCCAAATCAGAAAGATTGAGATTTGAATTACTTAAAGCAAAATTTGATTCTTATGGTGTAGGTGTTAGAGCTGGCTCAATAACTCCACAAACTATAGACGAAGAAGAGTTTAGAAAAGAGTCGGGTTTACCCCCAATGTCGCCAGCTGCCATAAGTAACTGGGATGAATCAGACGGAGTCAGAAGACCGACAACGCTAAAAAGTCCGGCAGAAGTGGAAGAAGGAAATGAAACGGAGGTTTTCGAAGATGGCAACAATTAATATTTTTGGCGAAATAGGTTGGGACGTATTAGCAAGTGATGTAATAGAGTCGATACAAACCAATAAAGATGATGAAATTAATATTATCATATCTTCTGGCGGTGGTTCTGCTTTTGAAGGTCTAATGATTTATGACGCTCTGAAGGCATCGGGCAAAAAAGTAAATACAAAGATATTAGGATTAGGTGCAAGTGCCGCTTCTGTTATCTTTATGGCTGGCGAAAATAGGGAAATGGGCGAAGGCTCTTTACTTATGGTCCATAATAGCTGGTCGATGTTTATGGGTAATAAAGAGGAAGTTGAATCACAGCTTGGGACTCTTGACGCAATAGATAATAGAATGCTAAATATTTTCATGAACTCAACTGGTTTGCCTGAAGATAAATTAAAACAATTATTATCAGACGAGACTTTTATGGGAGCCGATGAGTCTATTGAATTGGGTTTTGCGACGAGTAAAGCAGAGTCTATTAAAATAGCCGCATCAATTAACAATCATTATAAAAAGAAACATAAGGAGCCTGTTAAGATGGCAACTGAAGAAGAAACCAAAGAAGCAGGCTTTTTAGCTCACATGAAAGCTTGGTTTACAAAAGATGAACCTCATGCCGAAGCGAAAGCAGAGGATAAGGAAGTTGAAGAAGAAGCCAAAGCTATGGAAGAGGACGAAGAAAAAGAGCCTAAGTCTATGGATGAAGATAAAGAAGAAACTAAGGCAATGGATGAGGGTGAAGACAAGCCGGAAGAAGAAGCCAAAGCCGAAGATAAAGAAGAGGAAGACTTGAAAGCTAAAGTCGTTGCTCTTGAAGCAGAACTTGCAGAAGCTAAAGCTAGTGCAGCCAAATCGGATGTTGCATCAAAACAAGAAACTGAAAAAGCTACAATGATCTTAAATGCAGTTGGTGAGCATAAGTTTACTACTCATGAAGCTAAAGAGCTTGCCAGTAAATCTTTGGATGATGTAAAAGCCGCTTGTGATGGTACTCCGGTAAATGCGTCAGGTGCAGGAAAAACAGAAAGACCAACTCAATCATCTACTGATAACAAATATGATGCTTGGATGTCTCTCAAATCAGAAGGTAAGCACACTGAAGCTCAGGCTTACTATAAAAATAACAGAACAGAAATTTTAAAGGATAAATAATTATGCCTGTTACATTCGCAAATGATGATATTGAAGTAATCGCAGCAGAAGCATGCATTCAAGAAAATCTACCAGTGGACGACTTGAGAGTTCACGCGTTAGAGCTTAATCCTCAAACTGCCAGCGGAACACCGGCACTTTTTGGCGATACTACAAAAGTTCCAATTTATGCCGCTTCTGGTACTGCTAACACTTTTGATAAAAGTACTAATAACTATGAGACCGCAGACGCATCGCAGTCTGTTGCTTATAAATCTGTAGATATTGACCAGCGCAAAAAGAGAACTATTGAAATTGATGAGCTTAAGCTAAATAGAACTGATGTAGCCCCATTGGTAAGGCTTGAGCTTGAAAATGTTGCTCGCACAATGGTTGATGATGTTAATGGTCTTATTTTGGCTGCTAACTTCGCACAAACTACATCAATTGGCTTAGCTAGTGCTTGGGATTCTGACGGGGTTATTGATCTACGCGCAAACGTTGACCAGATCAGAAAATATCCAGCATCTATGAGAAAACTAGCTCTAAATGTAGATTACTCTGTTGCTCTACAACGTGACCCAGCGATCAAGAATCACAATACTCTTGCGCCGGTGGATCTGCCTAACAATCAACTATTAACTTCATTCGCTAAATTTGGCGGTGGTATATGGGAGCAAGAGCAGCTTCCAACGGGTGAGAACCTTGTCGGAATTGCTACTAATGGCTGTGGTATTGCAATTGCCATGCCTTCTATGTATCAGCAGAATGACCCTGATACGTACGAGCAAACTACTATTATGTGGAATGGCTTCCCGTTCTTAATGAGAAAACATAAGAAGCAAGGTTCAGGTGATATATTTATTACCATTGAGGCTCAGTATGGTTTTGCTGTTGCTGATGAACTTGGAATTGTTCGCCTAACTAGTGCGTAAATAATCGTGCTACCGAGGGCGGGCGATAACTTCAAACGCTCTTGGTAGTATTAATTAAGGATTTATGAAATATGACAAAATTTTCACTATATTACGGTGTTCTAAGAAGTTCTGGCGAGCTGGAAACAATCGCGTTAAAAGACCGAGGCCAATTAGGGCCAATGAAGGAACAATTAAAAACCGATATGGCAAAGGCTGATATCTGTAAAAAGTATTCATTCCTTGTTATCGCTACAGATTACGGAGTTCAGAAGCGTTTTAAAACTCCAATTCATCATTATTCATCGAAGCCTAAACGCGGCAGAAAGCCAAAGTCTGAGGATTAATAAATGGCTTATATTACATTAGATCAAGCGAAGCAATATTTAGGCGACATTTACGAGTCTGCTTATATTAACGTGTCCACTGACTTAGTTGATGAAACTATATTACAAGACGATATCGAAGGCGTGACTAGTGTAATAGATAGCTATGTAAAACAGACTTATAATCAAACTCTGACAGGTAGCCAAACGCTTCAAATGATGCGCTCTATAAGTGAGCAGTTATTATATGCTAAAGCCTATGAGCGCTTCGACTCTTCAGAGGTTCCAGACTGGGTGAAAGATCGTTATGACCGCGGGATATTTCGCTTAAAGGATATTCAGAACGGCACTATGATATTAGTTGACGAGACTCAAAGCCCAAGAGATAGCGGCTTTTATTATAGCTTCAATAGTGCTGATAATAATGGAAAAGGCAGAACTAATTTTGATCGTGATTCGATGGCTGGTTACTGATGGCAGTAAATGTAGATAACTTGGACGAAGTAATAAAGGCAATGGTTAAAATGGAAAAGGCTGTTGAACTTGAAGTTATCCGCGAAGTAAGAAAGCGTTTTAGAGCTGTTATGAGAAAACTTGTACCAGACGCTAAGGGATCATCTCCGGTCAATACTGGAGATCTAAAGAAAAGCGTTAAAATACAAGGTAGATCAAGACGCGGTATAAGTAAAGTAAAGTTGATTTGGCGCGTAATGTATGCGGGCCCGGTGAACTTTAAAAAAGATGCAGAGTCCAGTCGGTACGCCACTGATTTATGGGATAAGAAGAAAGAGCCATTAGACCAAGAAGGGTCAACAATAGTAACAAGCGTATTTAAAGAAGTCTTAGAAAAACACGGCGTTAAGGTAGAGAATAGATGAGTTTCAGAGCGGCATTAGTTGACGATTTAAGAGCAGAAGCGAGCATAAACAGCATTGTTGAAACTCGTGTTTTTGGTATGTTCTATGAGTTTGAGGACTTTTTAAATAGTTCAGCTAATAGCGTTTCAAAATTTCCAGCATTAACTATTGAACAGGATAACTGGGAGCGCGAAAATAACTTAGATTCTCACGATAATTTAATTTATGCAAGCTATACAATTACGTGTTATCAAGTAGTGAATCTAAGTAAATTAAAATCAAGGTCACAATCTGTTAGAGATAAAGAACGTGATAAGCTGCGAGAGGTCGATACACTTCAAGATGCAGTGGTTAATTATCTGATTGATAAAAAAGGCGCGGTTGGTTCATACACGCTACTTAAATCACACGTTGAGAATATAGCTGATGGTGTGTTTGAGTCTGAGAGAAATCGCGAAATAATCACAAAAGAAATAACTTATTCCATAACATTTAGCTAAGGAGTCTTATTATGGCAATGGAAGGTGTAGCAACCACTATTAATCGAGGTGGTCTAGTCGGTGAGGTGGTGAGTATCAACTTGCCAGATAATGAGGTCAAAGAATTTGAGTGCACTACTCTTGATGATGTAAGAGAACAATTTGCACCTTCTGCGATGTTTGTGGGTCAAGAGGTATCACTCACTGTAAGATTAACCAAAGATGCACAGAGCGCTATTGCTGTTGGCAGTTCAAATTCTGCAACAGTTATCACAACTTCTGGCGGTTCTACATATACATTTGATGATTTTTGTAGGTCTGCAACTGGTGGTGTGGCTGATGTTGGCGCGACTGAAGGTATCACCCAAGATATCGTATTGCGCTTAACTTCTGAAGTGGCATTTGTAGCAGGATAATAAAATAGGTCGGTAGCATGATAGATTTTAATAATATAGATAAATTAAATATTACAAGAAAGCACACATATAATGGCAATGATTACTATCTCAAAGAATGCTCACAAAAGCAGATCGAGGAAGTGTCAGAAAAGTTTGATAATGATGGTGAAGCTTTAATGTTTGAAATGTGGCAAATAATGCTTTGTGATGATAAAGGAAAGCTGTTAGAATTAGATAAAGAGTGCATTGCGAATATACCGACCGGCTTAAGATCTGATATTTGTAAAAGTATGATTGATTTAGCTTCTGGCAAAAAAAAAGCTTAACATCTTATGACTATTACTGGCATGTTATAGCCGAGACTATGACATGCTCAGTTAATGAAGCAAAGCAAAGAGTTACGCCACAAGAATTTAGAGACTGGTTAGAATATTTTTCACAAAGTCCACCATTAAAAGAGTATTTAAATTATAGTCAAGCCAATATTAGCTACACCTTAGCGGCGGTCAATAAAGGCAAAGGTCAAAAGAGTATACCTCTTAACAAGTTCCTATTTGATTTCAAAAAGGTGTACGAAGATAGTAAAGAGTCAGTTTCTGATAAAGTTGATAGAGTTTTTGGAGCGTTAGTTAAAAATGGCAAAAAGTAGCGGAAATGCAGGCTCTCTCTTTTATGGGATGAGCTTAGACACTAAAGAGTTTAAGAAGAAGCTTAAAGGCGCCAGAAAAGCACTTAAAAGCGCTGGTGAAGAAATGCGCGAGACTTTCACGGCTATAGGTACAGGCTTTGCGATTGCTGGTGGTGCTATTGCGGCAGGTACTACAGGCTTATTTCTATTTGCCAAATCCACCGCAGAAGCAACAAATGAACAAATACTACTAGCCGACTCAATAGGCGCTACACAATCCGAAATAGCTGGCCTTGGTTTAGCTTCTACGCGTTGGGGTGTATCTCAAGATATGCTTATTGATAAGATGCGAGAAGCTGGCGGCATTGATGCTTTTAAGGATATAGCAGATCAAGTTAAAGGCGCAGGTGATGAAACTGCCCAACTTGCAAAGGCTCAAGAGTTATTAGGTAATGAAGGTTTAAAACTTCTTCCTATTCTACAGCAAGGTGCAGGTGGTTTAAAAGCTATGGAACAAGAAGCCATCGCACTTGGCTTAGCGTTATCTCCTGAACAGATAGAGCAGAACAATACAGCATGGGGACAGTTTGAGAATACAATGCTCAAAATCGAGGGCTTATCTAAGCAATTAGGTACAAGTTTCCTTAAGTTCTTTGGTACAGCTTCTGCCGGTATTGATGTCTTAATCGATGCCTTTGGTACAGATATTAAAAAGGCTTTTTCAGAGTTAGGCGATTTTATGGGTCGGTCAGTAGAATCAGCAATTAAATTCTTTTCAGAAAAAGGCGTGCCATTTGTTTTGGCTTTTATAAAACTAGCTAACTCTATCGGTAAATCATTTGAGACTTCATTCAATTTTATATCTGGTGGCGGCGGAAAAGCTTTGAACTCTGTTAAGGGGATAGCTGATGGTATGACCATGTTTATATTGAATATGGGTAACACGATTAAAGCGGGAATATTAAATTCAATATCATTTATTATAAAAGGATCATTCGGACTCATAGAAAAGTTTAGTACTTTTGTCGGAATGGCGGTAAGTGAGATTGCTGAGATTGGTGAGTTTTTGGGCTTACTTGATGATGGTACAACGGATAAAATTAGAACTGAGTTCTCTAAATTCGGACTAGAGATAGAAGGATTAGGCGAGAAATTCGCAAAGCCTTTTGATGAAGCTTTTGAAGATACTACTAGTGAAATGGCTGAAGTATTCAAAGAGAATAGAAAGGAGTCGCTAAAATATCAAAACAATATAGACAATTCTTTGCTTGAATGGAAAGACTCCTGGAAAAGAGCTTCAGACGACTCTAAGAAGATTGCAGACTCTAATAAAATGGCCGCCAAAGCAGTATCAGGATTATCAGACCAAAGAACATCTATTGCTATAACAGGATCACAAGAAGAGTTTAGAATAAGGCAAGGCGGCCAGCAATTAGCACTACAGCAAAAACAACTAAGCGAAATGAAGAAAACTAGAATTGCACTAGAAAGGTTAGGGACTGCATAATGGCTAATATAGTAGAACAGAAATGGATTAAGGACGGCGCCGGCGGTCGAATGGATGAGGACGGCGTAATAACATTCAATGAATCGACTATAATTACATTTAATGAAGTTGTGACAGATACGCCGGACGCTATAGCTAGTGCAGGATTTAACCAAGGCCAAGAGCATAGAGATAATTTCAATTTAACTCTATCAGGAGCTATAGAAGCAAACCCGCTCGATGAGGGTAACGGTTTAATATGGCGCTTTGATTTAGAGTATAATACTGCCGGTTTTGGTCAATCTAACACATTTGGTAACTCTCCACCAAGAGCAACCGTAAAAATTGGCACATGGTCGTATAATCAAATAGTTGAAGCTGATAAAGATTCTGGCGATGCTCTTGTTAATTCTGCGGGCGATCCTTACGACCCTATGCCAGAAGAGATAATAGCGAACCCCGTTTTAATGATAACCTTGCGCCAAAATTCAGCAAAGATTGATAGGGTCGAAAAGATAGGAAGTATAAACCAGTCACAGGTTAGAATATGTGGCATAAGCTTTCCCCCTAATACTGCTATGCTTGCGGCTTATGAATCTGACCCTGTTAGAGATGAAGAAGGCTATTTAACTTTCTATAATACCTATACAATCAAAGGTAATTTTAAGGCAGGGAAAAGCGGCGATATTATCGGATGGGCCTTAGAGATACTCAGTCAAGGTTTTAACGAAATAGTTGACGGCAAGAAACAGGGAATACAGATAGAAGAACAGACAAACAAAGGTAATGAAGGCGATGACGGGCCTAAGTTTGGATGGGTTCCAGTAGCTCAGCCTCAAATGCTAGATAGTGAGGGGAAATCAACAACAAATCCAGCCAATGCAGACTATAAAACCTACATAGTCCATAACACAACAAGCTTTAGTTCCTTCGGCTTACCTTCAAACTTTCCGGTGGATTAAATGGCGAAACTTATTTCAAATAGAGACG